TCAGCACGATTTCCAGCGGCGATCAGTTACCTGTTTACTCGCCCAACAACGGGGATGCGAGGCGCACATCAATCGGCAGTTTGTTGACGTTCTTCCAGCAGAGTTTTGCATCGCCTACGCTGGCAGTAAATTTGTTTGTGCCTGCCAACGGTTTCAATATCACCGTGCCTACTCCGGTCAGCAATGACCAATGGATGCTTTTGCAACCCGCGGGAACGCTGGCAACCGGAACGATCACCTTGCCGCTAAACACGGGCGTACCTGATGGAACTACGGTTTTGATCACCACAACGCAGGAAATCACCTCGTTGACAATTGCCCTAAATGGCGCTTCAGCAATTTATGGTGGCGTGACTTCATTGGCAGCAGGGACTGCAACATCTATCAGGTTTTATCAGCCAACAAATAGTTGGTATCAGATCAATGCCGAGACGGTTTACGCAGCAGGCATACAAACTTTTTTGGCAACGCCATCAAGTGCAAATCTACTGGCAGCAATGACAGACGAGACCGGAACGGGTCTGCTTGTGTTTGCAACCAGCCCAACCCTGATAACGCCTGTAATCGGTGCGGCTACAGGAACAAGCCTGTCAACCACTGGCAATCAAGTTATTAGTGGCACTGGAAAGCAAGGGTACGCAACTGGCGCTGGTGGCGTTGTAACGCAACTCACTAGCAAAGCAACAGCCGTAACATTGAGCAGGTCTACTGGTCAAATTACATTAAACAATGCTGCATTAGCTGCATCAACAACTGTCAGTTTCACTTTGACAAACACCGTTATTGAAGCTGGCGATATTTTGATAATGAATCACATCAGCGGTGGTACTGCTGGTTCATATGTATTGGATGCTCAATCGGCAGCAGGGTCAGCAAGCATTAACGTGCGCAATGTTTCTTTGGGGTCTTTGTCTGAAGCCATTGTTATTGCCTTTGCCGTAATCAAGGCCGTGAGTGCGTAATGGCTACCAAGCCCAAATCCACAGTTAATGCGGCTGGGAACTACACAAAGCCAACCATGCGCAAAGCCCTGTTTGAGAAAATCAAGGCAGGGACAAAGGGCGGCGACCCTGGCGAATGGTCAGCCAGAAAAGCACAACTGTTGGCAGTGGAATACAAGAAAAAGGGTGGTGGCTATAAATGAGCACAACTAAAACTCACTACTTACCCAACGGAAAACCGTACACAGGCCCAACGCATAAGGTTGGTTCCACTTTGATGACGGGCACTAAACATACAGCGCAGAGCAAGAGCCTGACTCATACACCACCAAAGAAAAAATGAAAGCCCCGCAAAAGTCACTGTCAGATTGGGGCAAGCAAGATTGGCGCACTAAAAGTGGAAAGCCGTCATCTGAAACTGGCGAGCGTTATCTACCAGAGAAGGCCATTAAAGCCCTGAGTGCGGCTGAGTATGCAGCAACCACAAGGGCCAAGCGTGAGGCTACAAAAGCGGGTAAGCAGTTTGCCAAACAGCCCAAGAAAGTTGCCGAAAAGATTAAGGGGTTTAGATGAAAACGCCAGCCTTTGCCAGAAAAGAAGGCCAGAACCCTAAAGGCGGTTTGAACGCCAAAGGTCGCGCCGCTGCCAAGGCCGAGGGCATGAACCTAAAGCCTCCGGTCAAGTCTGGAGACAATCCGCGCAGAGCATCGTTTCTAGCCCGTATGGGGGGCAATTCTGGGCCTGAATACAAAGACGGGGAGCCTACCCGCCTGCTGTTGAGTTTGAGGGCGTGGGGAGCATCTTCAAAGGCTGACGCACAAGCCAAGGCAAAGAAAATCTCCGCAAGGAATAAGGCAAAGTAAATGCAAGTCCCAATCTTGAACGGAATATTTGCTGACAATACGCCAGAACTGCGCACCAGTTATCCGGTGAACCTTGTTCCAGTCCCAAAAAAGTCAGGCATCAGCAATGGATTCTTACGCCCAGGGGATGGCATTGTGGCCAACGGAACAGGCCCAGGGATTGACCGCGGCGGTATTAACTGGGAGGACAGTTTATATCGGGTCATGGGAACCGAGTTGGTAGAGATTGACAGCGCAGGCGCAGTGACTATTCTTGGCGATGTAGGTGGCCCAATCAATGAATTGGTGACGTTTGATTACAGTTTTGACCTGCTGGCCATTGCATCTGGTGGGCGCTTGTATTATTGGGACGGCACAACGCTAACTCAAGTGACTGACCCAGACTTGGGCATCGTTCTTGATGTGGTTTGGGTGGACGGTTACTTTATGACAACCGATGGCGAGTTCCTGATTGTCACCGAGTTGTCCGATCCGTTTGTAGTAAACCCGCTGAAATACGGAAGTTCAGAGGTTGACCCAGACCCTGTGGTTGCTTTGCTAAAGCTGCGAAACGAAATCTATGCGCTGAACCGAAACACCATTGAGGTGTTTGACAACGTGGGCGGTGATCTGTTTCCCTTTGCCAGGATAGATGGGGCGCAGATTCAAAAGGGCGTTATTGGCACGCAAGGATGCTGCGTCTTTATTCAGCGCATTGCGTTTTTGGGCGGTGGCCGCAATGAAGCCCCAGGAATTTACGTTGGCGCAGCCGCAACGACTCAGAAAATTAGTACGCAGGAAATTGACAATCTATTGTTGACCTACACCGAGGCGCAACTTGCCCTGGTCAATCTCGAGGCCAGAAACGACAAGAACCACCAGCACTTATACGTCCACCTTCCAGACCGCACCGTGGTCTATGACGCATCTGCATCAGAGGCATTGGGTGAGCAAGTTTGGTTTACCCTGACCACCACTTTGTCAGGCTTTGCCCAGTACCGCGCACGAAACATCGTTTGGGCGTATGACAAATGGCTCGTGGGAGACCCTCAATCAACATCCATCGGCTATTTAGTGCAAGACACCGGCCACCACTGGGGCGAGCAAGTGCGCTGGGAATTTGGCACGCTCATTGTCTACAACGAAAGCAACGGCGCAATCTTTAACGAACTTGAGTTGGTTAGTCTTACCGGCAGCGTGGCTCTAGGAAAGAACCCACAAATCAGCACCAGCTACAGCGTGGACGGCAAGGCCTACAGCCAAGACCGCAGCATCAGCGTGGGAACGATAGGGTCCAACAAACGCCTGGCATGGTTCCAGCAAGGGCATATGCGCAACTGGCGCATTCAGCGATTCCGTGGGGATAGCGATGCCCACATCTCATTCATCAGACTTGAAGCTCAGATTGAGCCACTGGCGTACTAATGGCTACCCAATCCCGCAAGTTAAATTTAACCCGTGACCAGCTTGCGGTGTTTCTTGGCGACCAGCAGCAAATCAGACAGTTCGAGTTGTTATTTGCTACCTTAAACGAAATCGCTAATCAGAATGTTACTGCTGGCCAGGTCTACGCAGGCCCAGAAAGCGGCGGCGCAGCACCACCAGTCTTTCGAGCGCTTGTTCAATCCGATATTCCAGCGGAAGCCCTCACCAAGACAGACGACACTAACGTAACGCTTACGCTGGGCGGCGATCCAGCCAATGCTCTGCTGGCAGCGGTATCGCTCACCCTTGCATGGGCAGGACAGCTTTCCGTTCTCAGGGGCGGCACGGGTCAAACTACATACACCGATGGCCAACTGCTGATTGGGAATACCACAGGCAACACCTTGACCAAGGCCACACTGACGCAGGGCGCAAACATTACCATCACCAACTCAGCAGGAGCAATCACTATTGCAGTTAGCGGCCTTGGCACAATGGCATTTAAAAACATCGGTGCATCTGGGTCATTCACGACAACCGATTTTAAGACCGTCACCGTGGTCGATGGAATTATTACCAGCATTGTTTAAGGAGCACAGCATGAAAAATTTTATGGTTATCCCCAAGGGCTTTGCAGGCCTTCCAATGGAAGAGGAATTTATCACCACTGCAGAGAACAAGAAGAACTACGCCATTGCGGTGCAGGATTGGAACTACGGCCCTGAAGTGCCAACGAACGAACCAGGCGCAAATAAAGAGTTCTATGTGGGACTGGCCGAGGCCATGCAGTGCAACGAGAAGGACGCCCGTCGCAAGCATTGCTCAAACTGCGAGTATTACGACAACTCCTTTATGACCCAAGTCAGGATTGAGCGTATCCCGTTGGCAACCTACGACAAAGGCGCAGGCTTTCGTGGGCACTGTGAAAAGCTGAACTTCATTTGCAACGATATGCGCGTCTGTCAAGCCTGGGAAGAGCGCGAATCTGAGATGGATTGACGAAATGGCGAAATATGGGAAAATGATGGCGCTGAGAACAAATGCTACCAGCGGCATCCAAGAAATTGAGGTGTTGATATGGGATTGTTAAGCGTTATCGGAGGAGCAGCTGGCTACTATTTTGGTGGACCAGTAGGCGGCGCTATCGGTTCAGGTTTAGGGGGTGTTCTTGAAGGAGAACAAGCTATAGGCCAAGCCTCCGAAGCGCAGACGCAAGCAGCCCAAGCTGGAATCAACGAACAACGTCGCCAGTTTGACGAAATTACCAAGCTACTGTCTCCTTACACCCAAGCTGGCGCAGGTGCGTTAACAGCACAGCAAGCTCTTGCCGGTCTTGGAGGCCCAGAGGCCGAACGCGCAGCCATTGAGCGCATCAGCGGTGGAGAGACATACAAAGCCCTTGCCCAGCAAGGTGAGGAAGCACTGCTCCAACGTGCATCGGCCACTGGTGGCCTGCGTGGTGGCAACATCCAGGCCGCATTAGGCCAGTTTCGTCCACAGCTTCTGTCCAGCCTCATCGAGCAGCAATATGGCCGCTTGGGTGGCATCACTGACGTTGGTCAGGCTTCAGCAGCTCGTCAAGCTGGATATGGTCAGCAAACAGGAGCCAACGTGTCTACTCTTTTAGGTCAACAAGGCCAAGCGCAAGCAGGTGGCATTCTTGGTAAGCAAGCAGTATTGACCGGAGGAATCAATCAAGCGTTTGGAGCAATTCAAGGTGCTGGAGGATTTGGGAAATTGTTTGGTGGAGGAGGTGGAACTTTTCAAGATGTTGGTGGCCAAGGCAAAGCTACTAATGCCGCATTAGCCGAATATGGGATTTTCTAATGGAACCAATTAACTACCTTCAACAAGTTGCAGACCCATTTGCTCAAGCCCTGCAAGGTTATAAACTCAGCGCAGGAATAGTCGATATAGAGGCAAAGCGCGCTCAAACTGAAAAGCAGCAGCAGCAATTGCAACTGGCTATGCAAGAACAAGCTAAATTTTTTGCAAATCCAAACCCGACCATGCGCGATGCTTTGCAATTTGCAGCAGTTTTGCCGAAAGATCGTGCCGACGCATTGCGTCCGTACATTGAGAACTTCAGCAAAGAGCAACAGCAAAACGTTCTTAAAGCAAATGGTCAAATTCTGTCGGCACTGCAAGTTAACCCAGAAACCGGCATCAAAATGCTGCAGGACTACGCCACCGCCCAGCGCAACAGCGGAGACCAAGAAGAGGCTGCACTATATGACCGTCTTGCCGAGGCCGCAGCAGACCCCGCAAGAGGCCCAGCAATGGCCTTCAAGTCCTTGGTGACAGTCACTTCCCGCATCCCTGGTGCAAAGGAGATGTTTGAAACCATCGACAAGGCAAGCACTACCGCACAAAGTCAGGCAGAGGCACCAGCGGCATTGACTAAAAAAGTTGCAGATGCTGAAGCTGCTGTTGCTGATGCAAAGAAAAAAGCGGATGAAGCCACAGACACCCCTGCTAGATTAGTGGCAGAACAAGAATTAAGAGTTGCAC